TATAAAAATCTCCTTAATTTTTATTTTATAATATATTATATCATAAATACTTATAATTTTCAAATAGACAAAAAAATTAGGGAGTTTAACGGCTTTAGCCGTTATAACTCCCTATATGATAGATATTATTATCGCAACCAATCTTTAGAACAGAATCCAGTATGATTTCCGTATTGAACATAATACCAACCACCTGTATAATATCCATAACAATTAACTTTTGCACCTTTTGGAATAACAGTGATTATTGCTTTTGAGGTGCTGGCCCCTGTCCGCAGTCTTAAACTTGCTGTTGTTGTATATGTTCTTGCAATACTTTTACTAAAAGATTGTGCAGAATCAGTTTTAACACTTGTATTTGCATGTGTATTTGTTGGTGCTGGTGCTGGTGTCGTAGTTTTTGAACCGCCGCCCAATAATTCATTTACTTTATCTTGAATTGTACGGTAATTATATCCTGCGGCTTCAAGTTGTCTTTTACGTTCATTACCACTACCCCATTTACCACTAATAACTTCTCTAGCAATCTATTCTGTTGTTTTAGAGGGTGTTGGTGTTGGTGCTGTAGTTGTTGGAGTACTATTCATCATTGATTCATCAAACAACCAGTCCATATCTACTTTTCCGCCGATTCCGTTAACTTTTCCAGAAGGGCTATATTGTTGCATCGCACAATCATAATTTGGATCCCCATTGTAGTCAGCTAACCAAATTGGGTATTTTAATTGAGACCAATCATAATAATTTTTGTAATAGTCTTGATTAGTATAAATAAATAATTTATTACATCCTAATGCTTTTAAGGCATCAAGATATTCTTTGGTATATTGAGTGCATTTTTCTTTTGTACATTTTTCACCATTTTTTGTCCAGGTATCATATTCTAAGTCTGCGGCGATCCATGTTTGTGTAGGATCTAGTCCAGCTTTCTTTAGATTATCATAAGAAGATTTAGCATTTTGTTTTGGAGTTGCCCCATTAGTATAAATAAAATGATAAGCCATAACATAAATACCGTTCTATTGGCATCCTTTTACATATTCTACAAATTTATTATCTAAACTTTTTCGATACCCATCTCTTAATACTGCGAATTTAATTCCATCTGCGGCAACCTTTTTAAAATCAATATTACCTTGCCAACATGAAATATCCATTCCTTTAATTTTTGCCATTTTAAGAGCCTCCTTTAATAAATTTTGTTTATGAAAAATTAGTTTCCACAAGAACAATTTTCGCTTAATTTACAAAAGGGGAGGAAAGTTATTTTCCTCCCTCAGATTCGACATAACAAATGTCAAATTAATAAATTTTTTATTATTCTTTTGCTTTAGGCTTATCATAAGTTAGAGCTTGTGCACTGTCTGTAATACCAGCTGTGGTTGGGTCATTAAGAGCATTCCATACAGAAACAACAATAAGACCAAGTACATATGGATTATTGATAGCTCCAAGTAGAATCTCTCCAAGTGCTTGCCAAGAGGTAAGGTCTTGAACTGTTAGACCTGCATAAGCAAGAATTGGAGTTAGAATCGCAAGAATAAGCTGAGCAATAAATACTGGATTCTTAAATCTTACTTTTAAATTCATTCTTCTACCTCCATAAAAATAAAATAAAAAATTCCTTAGAGAACCTTTTAGTGTCCTCTAAGGAATATAAAAAATAGAACAATATAATTAATCAATTTTGTCCTTAAATATTATTTTTCTATATATTCATTAAAATCTTGAATAATTTCATCAATACTAACGGGATAACAATTATGTGCATCTACTGCAACATTGTATGAACCACAATTTTCAAATTTTTCTTTAGAATGCGTGTGGCCTGCAAGACAAAGAGTTCTTTGTTTTAATGGTTTTTGATAATCATCAAAATTAGTTGTAAGAGTAGGAAAATGACTAAGATAAAAATGATATTTATGATAATGGAGCATCCCTGCAAAACCAACAACTTCTACTACATTATGACATTGTGACATAGCTATTTTTCTATTATCTGTACAATGATTCCCCCAAATTAAATGAATTTTTCCAGGAAGTTGTTTAAATAATTTTAAACCAGATTCAAGCTCTCCAAGAAAATTATCACCAAGAAGATAAAGATCATCTTCCGATGTGATTCTTAAATTAAAATTTGTAATAATAGTATCATTCATTTCATAAATATTTTTAAAACCGCGTGGCTCATAAATAAAAGGTTTATCATGGTTTAAATGAAGGTCTGATGAGAAATAAATCATTAAAATGGTTCTCCTTTATAAGTTAATTTATCTTCTTTACTATTATAACGATAGATTCTGTAAAATCCCTCTTCAAGAGAAGGCTCAATAAACTGTTCATTCATGCGGCGAATGACGCTTCTTGGCACATAAGCACGGGTTCCGCGCCGCCTTTCATTTCTTTCAAGACAAGTTTGAATATCTTCGTCAATCCAGATGAGATTTGCATGATCATAACCTTCAACATGCTGAAGTAACCACTTTCTTGCTTTTGGAGTTAAAGAAGTCTGATCAACAAAAACATTTTTGCCAGCCGCCAGTGCTTCATTGATCTGTTTCCAAAAAATTGCAAGTACCTCATCTTCATGAGAAAAATAATCCTCTTCAGGTTTTACAATAGAAAATCTAATTACATCACGAGAAATTACTACAGAAGTATCTTTCTTTATCCTATTTTTAAGAAAAGTAGACTTACCCGCTCCAGGAACTCCAGACATTAAAAATAAATCTGCCATAATTAAATAATCCCTTTCTGTTTTAATTCTCCTCTAAAAATTCTATAAGGTTCTTTTCTATTGCCTTTTTCATCAAAATTTTTATATTTCATTTCAAGTTGAAAATCTTCGTAATTATAATCACTGTACATTGGACGAATTTCGGCATGATTCCAAACTTTTCCACAATGAATACAGTACAACTTTTTTAAATGTCCTGCTTCACGATAACGTCCAGCTTTTCTTGCTATTGGTAAGCCTTCTTTTCCGCAGTTGCAGCAATACATTTTTGAAATTGCAAAATCATTACATCTTCCCATAATAATACACACCCTTTCTTTTTGTTCATTTCTTTATATATATATTATAACAAAAAATAAAAGAAAAAACAAGGTGGTAATTTTATTACCACCTTGTAAAATTTTTATTACTGATGATACTTCAGAAGGAACTCATTAGATACTGCTTTAAAAGATTTAGAACCATCTTTAGAACGGAACACAATTCCTTCACGAAGATCATGGTCACAAACAGATTCTGCGGTTGCATAAGCAAGCAGTTCTTCAACAGTGTCAGGCAGAATAAAATTAGTATCAAGGATGGGAACACAAGGAATACCCATATGTTTCTGGAGAAGATCAACCATCTTTTCAGTTCCCCAACGTCCATCTTTAGAAGTAATGAAGTTGAAAGCCATAAAAGCATGTTCGGGAGCATGATAATTTCTCTTCTGAATACCAGGCCCATAAGTCTCGCCCTGAATAGTAATCCATTCACAATCTGCAAAATGATTATACAGAAGATCTTTCATTTTATTGTAAATATCATACTTTTCTGCCATTTCAATATAAACATTAGTATCGTAAAAGCAAGTCTTGTCAGGCTTATTAAACACTACATTACGAGAACAAACATAAAATTCATCCTTATGAGGCCATTTTCCGCGCTTCATAGTAAACGTAGTTGAACTGCCATCGATTTTTTCGGTTGCAACCCAGGGTTCCTTATCATTCAGAATCCAAGGCATATTCTGAACACGCTCTTCATCAGTCTTTACTACCCATGCAGGCCAACCAGATTTCTTATCTCTCTTACGTCCAAAGAATGCGAAAAGAAGTTTTCTACCCCAAGCTCGTTTCATAAGCCATCTGAAAGGCTGATGAGAGAACAGTTTACCGTTACGTTGAGCCATTTTTTTATATTTATCAACAGAATTTGCCTTACGAGCATTATCTTCTGCAATATAGTAAGTTACACCAAGTTGTTTAGTAAGGAAACGAGACTCATCATCTCCAGGAAAATGTGGGGTGCCGTTATTATCCTTAATATAAACCCGCCCATCCACAGATTCAATAGTCCACCCAAAATTTGCAGCAGACATAAGCAAGCCCTGGCTCAGACATCTGCACATTTTCTGAGTCTTAATCTTATATTTCTTCTTAGCAAGAAACTCCATATTAATAAACGGCTCTACTTCAGGCAGCTTAGAGTCAATTTCAAAATAAATAGCAGGATCACCTGCATGAAACTCATTCTTACCAACAACAACAGTCCAGCCGCCAACATGAGCAAGCTCAACTCGATCATATCCCTCAATAGGAGTTACCGCATCAACAACTACAACGTATGCTAATTGTCTTGTGCCATTTTTATCTAACATTATTATCACCATTCTTTTCTTTTATTAATTCATTAATAATAGAATCCCAATTTTCAAAAAGATAAGGACACGCATCATCTTCATTTAAATTTTTATCATAAGCACATACATTTCTCTCGAAAGCATTTCCATACGGACAATTATGACTTCTTTCACAATGTTTCATATTTTTATCCTCCTTTCTTATATTATAATTATATCAAATTTTTATTTATAAATCAAATCGAGATTATCAATGTTAGTATCTTCATTAATTCTTATTAAAGAATCATATAAATTATAATACTCACAAAAATATTTATATACATCAAGAAAACAATCATTAAATAACATTAACTTATTTTTGCCATCGGCTTGCGGATAAATGCGGTTGGCATGATAATGTCCCCAGCACCAAAGGTTATAATCTAAATTATATTCAATTTCACCAAGCCATCGTTCAGTGGTTTTATCAACAAGAGACTGGTCTACAACAGATAAAAATAAATCAGTAGGTTCATAAATAATAGGACA